GCCTGTTCGAACAGCGGCATGATGACCTGCGGCGACGACAGCACCTGCTGCAGCTGCGGGTTCATCTGGCCGAAGCCGGCGACGGCCTGCATGAAGCCGTTGTAGTTCTGCCGCTGGCGGTTGCGGTCGGCGCTCTCGACGCTGCCGCGCGGCTTGCCGTGGAACGTGCCGGCCAGCACCTCGGGCGTGATGCCGCCCTCGGCCATCTCGATGCCCCGCAGGGCCAGTTCGCGGAGGAAGCGCGCGCTGGGTTCCAGCGGCTGCTCGGCCGCCGCGCGGCGCCACAGTTCGTGCCGCACCTTGAAGAGGTCTTCCAGCGCCTCCTGCATGTTGCGGATGCTCTCCTCGATCCGCACGAAGCTCTGCTCGGTCACCATGTTGACCTCGCCGAGCGTGCGGCTCTCCCCGGGCGTGGCGCCCAGCGCGACGTCGTTGAGGCCCGACACGCGCTCGCCGGCGGCGATGATCGAGGTCTCGCGCGCCATCATCGAATTGGGCACGTCGGGCAGTGACACCGGCTCCAGTTCGCCCGGGTCGTTCACCGTGATGACGGCGCCCGGTCCCCACGGCTCTTCCTCGATGTCCCACGCGCTGTTCGCGCGGCGCTTGATGGGCGCGTTGTTGACGAGGTTGCTGCGGTCAGCAATCGCGTTGCGCGTGCCGGCGTGCTCCTCGGCGAGGCTCGCCAGCTTGGCGACGTGGCTGCGGCCGTAGACCGACAGCGGGTTCGGGTAGGGCCGGAACGCGAGGAAGCGCGGCAGGCCGATGTCGTCGTGGCGCACCCGCAGGATCACGCGATGAATGGTCGAGAAGGTGACGATGTACCACTCGTCCACCCCGTCCTCATCCAGATCCATCAGCAGCTGCAGTTCCCACAGTTCCTTCTCGATGGTCTGCTTTTTGTCCTGCGGCGCCACCTGCTGGCCGGTGGCCGCGACCGGGCCGGGCAGCGTGGAATCGTCGCGGTCGCTCACCTCGGCGAGCCGGGCGACGGCGTCCTTGCTGTAGACGCCCTCCTCGGCGCGCTGCGCCAGTTCGCTGATGCGGCGCCAGAAGCGCTTGGCGTAGCCCCACACCTCGGAGTCGTCTTGCGCGTGGCCGGGCAGGAACAGGAAGTCGCGCAGGCTGATGTTGCGGTAGGTCGGGCCGCGCCGCGCCGGCATGACCTCGTCCACCTCGGCCTCGATGCTGCCGGTCTCGTCGGGGTTGTCGGCTTCCATCAGCCGGCCGCGCTCGTCGGTCATCATCGCCGGCAGGGCGTCGGGGCCGAGCAGCACGCCGCCACCCTCGGCCAGTTGCGGCTTGACCTGCTTGACGCTCTTGCGCTTGATGAGGTCGTGCTTCTCGACGCACTCCAAGATGCCGGTGCCCTCGACCAGCGCGAGGTCGAAGGTGCGCTGCAGCCACGCCTGCAGGCGCTCGTCTTCCACCTTCCACTGGTGGAACTCCTCGACCAGCGGCGCGCGCTCGGCCGCGCGGCCCCAGCCCTCGACGGTCCACACCGGCTCGACAAAGATCGTCTTCACGAAACGCCCACGCAGGGCGTCGATCTTCTCGGTGACCAGCCACGTCGACAGGTCAGCGGCCCCGGGGAAGGGCAGTTCGGAGGTGTTGCGCTTGCCTTGGTCGTAGAGCCAGTGCCAGTAGTCCAGATCACCGCCGGGCGCGATGATGGGACCGCGAGCCGCCACGGCGCGCGTGATCTCATCGAACAGGAACGCCTCCAGCTGCGTCGTCTGTTCGGCGGTCAGCGTGACGTCGAAGGCCGGCTCGCGCTTCGCCACGACGGGCTACTTCTTGCCGGCGACGGGTTCCGGTTCGGCCGCCTTCTTCGCCTCGGCTTCCACGCGCGCGTTGGCCGCCTTGGCCTCGGCATCGCTCTTCTGCACGCGCGCCGCCGCCTCCAGATCCAGCTTGCCCTCGCTGTCGCGCAGGCCCAGCCGCGCGGCTAGTTCCGCGAGGCTCTCGGTGTCCTTGCTGTCCTTCTCGCTGCCGCCATTCTTCTTGTCCATGGGCGTACTCCTCGGGAGGTCGGGGGTGTAGAGCGCTGGGAACGTGCCGCGTGTTTGCACGACTAGGGTCCGGTGTCGCGCTGGATGCTGTCAAGCAGATCGAGCCGCCGCAGGCGCCGCAGCGTCTCCAGTACCTCGGGCGGCCCGGTGTCGATGTCGGTGAGCGCGTGCGTGGCGCGCTGGATCTTGTCGTCCACCTCGGCGAGGTAGACCGCGTGCGCGGCCACGGTGGCGGCGCGCTCGTTCTGCAGGCCGACGATGTAGGCTTCGACCAGCTGCTTGATCGTCACTCGTCCACCTTGGGCAGCGCCGCGCACTGCGCCGGCGTCACCTCGGGATGTCGCGCCAGCCACCCACTGGGGGCTATCGAGGCGCAGCCACTGAGCGTGGCTGGCTCCTGCGCGAGCACTGAGCGCCCGTAGACGGTGGCGAGCACTAGCGGCAGGCCCACCACCGTCCGACGGTCCACTTACCGCTGCAGGCGCTTGCGCGCGGCGCCTGCCAACCCGACCAGCCCGGTGCCCAGCAGCAGCAACGACGCCGGCTCGGGCACGGGCACGTCCTGCTCCTCGGCCGACGCGGTGCCGGTGAAGCTGGCGCTGAAGCTGCCCAGACTGCCGAACGCCACCGAGATGGGCGGCGCCACGTTGGACAGCGACAGGCTGAACGACAGCGGGTCGCCCAGCACCACGGGCAAGTCGGTGGCGAACGTCAGCGGGCCGAACGGGGACGTGTTGGCGGTGAAGAGTGCGCCCGTCCCACCGATGCCGCCCAGCGTCAGCGCGCCACCGAACGTGCCTTCCAGATAGGTCAGCGTGCCGCCCGCATTGGTCAGCGCGAACGTGCCCTCGTAGTGCTGCGTCACCAGCCCGGCAATGACGCCCGCCGCGTCGAGGCTCTCGGCCTCAAACGTGAACAGGGCGTTGGGGTCGGTGGCGCCGCTGATGATGTTGGTGATGCTGACGCCGGTCGTGACGTCCAGCGACGTGGTGCCGTCGCCGTTGTTGACGGCGAAGAACGTGTTGGTGCTGCCCAGCTGGCCGAAGCCGACGATCTGAGACGCGGTCGCCGGCAGGGGGAGCAGCAGCGCAGCGACGACGATGAACAGGCAGCGGCGGGCGAATCGCATCGGGGGCACCTCGGGGCGAGATGCTACCACGACCGGACGCGCCGCGTCCCGCCGTAGCGGCTCGGGTGTTTGACCTGCCCGGCCTTCTTGCCCACCGGGTCGAGGTCACGCTGGCTGCGCGCGAGCGCGAGGCGCTCGGCCTTGGCGGCGTCCACTTTGCTCGGCTGCGCGGGGCCGTAGGCCAGCACCACATACTCCAAGCAGTTCATGCCGTGGTCGTAGAACCCGTCCTTGCGCGGGCGCCGCGTGTTGGGCGACAGCGACGTCGTGTAGACGCGGTCGTCCCAGACGTAGCCGGCCTCCAGCGCGTCCACGAAGTGCGTGCTGAAGCGCGGGCCGTCACTCGCCAGCAGCAGCCAGCGGTCGGGGTCGACGTAGAACGCCGGGCCGGTGCGCGTGAGCCGGCGCTGGTAGCCGGCGACGTGCTGGATGCAGCGGTCGCGCGCGTCGATGTGGTTGGCGCCCGGGATGGTGTAGAGGCTGATGCCGTGCTCGCGCAGGATGTCGGCCGCGCTGGTCGACGTGCCCTGCGAATTGTTCTGGTCGCCGGCCGGGTCGCCGGTCGACATCACGTCGAAGGGCAGCCCGTCGTCGGTCGCGTCCTCGGGCCAGAACCACGTCGCGCGCTGCGCCACCACCGCCGGCGCGAAGTCCTCGATGAACTGGTCCACACCCATGATGCCGCCGTGAATGACCAGCTGGCCCCACGGCATGACCTGCGCCCAGATGACGTGCGGGTGCTTGTGCCCGAAGTCCCAGCCCTCCAGCAGCGGCACATGCGGGTTCAGCCGCGTCGGGCCGACGTGAATGTTCGGGTTGAACGTGCTGGCGTAGACCGGGTCGCCGACCGTGGCAAGGCCGCGCTTGCCCTCGATGAAGCGCCGGCGCAGCGCGTGGCCGGCCGGGTAGGCCGCCTCCAGCGACTCGATGTAGGCATCGCCGAGGTTGTGCCGGTTGTCGTAGACCGACGTCCGCAGGTAGAGGTGGCCGGCGTGCGTGTTGCTGACCGGGAAGTCGTCGGCCAGCCAGTGCGTCTCGCCGGGCGGGTTCGGCGTCAGCAGCACTTGGTGCGGGTAGCCGACCTGCGACAGGCGCGCGGGCACAAAGGCGCGGTAGACGTCGGCCGGCACCTCCTCGGGCTGGTCGATGCCGAGCACCGCGAGCGTGAGGCCGGCCAGCTTGCCGTAGCGGTTGGTCTGCTCGCTCGCCTTCAGCGCGCGCAGGTAGACGCGGCTGCCGGTGGCGACGACCTCGTCGTACTCCTCGTCGGTGTGGTAGCGCAGGGCGATGCCGTTCTGGTGGCACCAGTCGCGCCAGCGCGGCTTCAGCTGGGCGTCGAGGCCGTCCTGCGTCCAGCGCGTCAGCGCGCAGTGGATGCCCGGGAAGTCGACGCAGTAGCCGGCGATCTTGGCGACCAGCGGCGTCGTCTTGCCGGCGCGCACGGCGCCCTCTAGGTCGACGTAGGGAAACTCCGCAGCGGCCGCCAGCAGGAAGCGCGACTGCACCGGGTTCCACCGGTGCTCGATGACGCGGCGCCCGCGCCGAACGAGCAGCTGCTGGTCTACGGGGCCGGCGGCGCCCACTGGTCGGTCTCCTCCGCGCTCGGCTCGTTGACGGCGATGGCGCTGTTGGCGTGCATCGACGCGGCGTGGACGCAGCGCAGCGCGAGGGTCTGCTCGGCGCTCTCGGGCGTCAGTGCGGCGATGACGTCAGCGTAGGCGCGGGCGGCGGCGCGCAGCTGGACGTAGCGGTCGGGCTGGGTGCCGTGCGGGCGGTGGTACCGGAACAGGCGGTCGAGGTTCAACTTGGGCACTCGGGGTCTCCGGGGTGGTCGCGCAGGTCAGTATATGCAGCAGCAGGTCGCGGGCGTAGCCGCAGCGCGGACAGACGTCAGCCATTCACCACCCGCCGCGCCGGCAGCTGCTTGGTCTCGGGTTCGGCCGCGCCGATGGGCACGGGCGAGTATACGTTCACGATGGTGACAGGCAGCTGGCCGGGGTCGCCGATGTCGTCCACGGCCTGCCGCGCAACCCCCCAGCGCCGGGCTGCTAACTCGCGCAGGGCCGCCATCCGTATCGTTGCGTCGACTCGGACGTGCTCGCGGAACAGATTGCGCCGGCCTTCCGAGTCTCCGAACGCCAGCACGGCCAGCGCTTGGACGATTAGTTCGCCGTCGCGCCCGGCATAGCGATCAATCAGCTGGCGCAGCGTCCGCACCTTGACGTTGCTGCCGGCTCGGGAGGCCGGCAGGCGCGTCTGGGACGCCGGCACGGGGGTCTGGGTGCCTTTGGGCATCACGCCCTCCTGCGGGCCGCCACGGGCTTCTGGATGAGCACCAGCCAGAACGTGGCGTCGGTGAGGCTGGCGATGGTGGTGGCGGCGTCCCCGGCGTTCTGGGGGCTGATGGCGAGCCGCAGCGTGCAGCCGCCGTCCTTGTCCAAGGTGAAGGCGTTGCCGGTGTCGGGCAGGCTGGCCTCGACCGCCAGCGCCACGACGCCCTGTGGGGCGCTGGGCGGGGCTAGGGGCGGGGCGGGGCCGTTGGGTTGGCGTCGGGCCACGGGTCGCATTGTAGCGCGGCCTGCGTGGCGCAGGCGGTGCCCAGCGCGCCCTGCAGCCGGCGGCAGTCGCTGGGCGACATCTCGATGGTGACCGAGACGCCGCCCACGCGCACCTCCATCTCGACCCGCTTGGCGCGACGGACGCGCAGCCGGATGAGGCCGGCGCCGCCGCGCTTGGGGATGGTCGACCAGACGCTCACAGGGTCCGCACCCGCATCCCGTCCTGCACCGCGTCGGCGATGATACGCGCCAGTTCATCGCGCCAGACGGCGGCCGAGGTGAGCTTGCCGGCCTGCAGCCACTGCTGGCCCTCCTCGGTCAGCCCGCGCAGCACCAGCGCGTGGGGCGCGTAGCTCTGCTCGACCGCGATGTCGTAGGTGCGCGCGGTGAGCGTCACGCGCAGGTGGGGCACGCGCTTGGCGCGGCCCTTGTCCACGATGTCCGTCCGCACGGGCAGCAGGCGGGTCTCGGCGGCCCGCACCAGCGCGGCGGCGTAGTCCGCGTCGGTCGTGTCGACGGTCAGCTGCGTGCGACTGTGGCCCAGCCAGAGGCTGGTCAGCTGGGCGCCGTGGTCGGCCTCCACCTGCGCGGCGTTGCGCTCGCGCAGCCACTGCTCGGCCTGCGCGCGCTGGTCGCCGGCGCCCCGGCCGCTGCCGGCGAGGTGGCTGGCGTAGAAGTAGCAGACGTGGCGCCCGCCCGTGTAGGCGGCCCAGTTGCCGTAGCGGTTCTCGCGGATGGCGTGCTTCATGGTCGTGTCCTCGGACAAGGCGGGGGCCGCAGCCCCCGCCGGGGTGAACTACCGGACGCGCGTGCCGTCGAGCGCGTAGATGCGGACGTCGCGGTAGTCGCGCGCCAGTTCGGTGACCGCCACCTTGGCGGCGAGGTCAGCGCGACCGGCCCAGCCGAGGATGATGAACGTGTCGCCCTCGTCGGCCGTGATGACGCCACGCGCCTCATGCTTCGCCGCGCGCTCGCGCGCGTCCTGCGCCCACCCGGCATACTTGCCCTCCGCGCGAAACGCCGCGTGGCACTCACGGTCCCAGTCGCCGCCGACGGTGCCCGCCGGGCGCGCGTCGTAGAGCGTGCCGTTGTCGTGCGCGTCTTGATACTCGGCGGCGTTCTTGCGGGCCGACGCGAGGTCGCGCAGGCGGCGCGCTTCCAGTAGCTCGGCGCGCACGCCCTTGGCGACGACGATGTGGGTGTAGGTGCGCGCGGTCGTGCGGGTGAACGTGCCGGCGTCGGTGGTTACGGTCAGCTTCTGCTTTGCCATGTCGGTCTCTCCTCGGGCGGGGCGGCGACGGCCACCCACCCGAAGAGTATGCACGACCGTTGGGTTATCTGTCAACCCCCCAGAATTAAAAGGGAATTATGGGGTCTCCGAGCTTGATGGGCACGTCGTAGACCGGGTCGGGCCGCTCGCCGGCGCGGTCCTGCCGGCGCCGGGTGACCACCGGGCAGGCGAGGATGGCGCGCAGGCGGAAGATGCGCGTGGTCGACACGTCGCCGGCCCACTCCGCAACGAACAGCCCGCAGCTGCCGGCGTGGACGTTGAACGCAGCGGCCATCCGCTCCAGCGCGCGCACCTTGGCGACCTCGACCCAGATGGTCTGGAACGCGCGCACGCTGTCGGTGCGGCACTTGCCCTCGATGACGTGCGTGACGGTGCCCTCCTCGTTGACCCCGAGCCAGTCGACCGGCGACAGGTAGGGCAGCGGGTGGACGCCGCACCCGAGCGCGCTGGCGATGTGGACGGCGAGGTGCGCCTCGCGGCGCGTGTCCTCGGCGGTGTGATGAACAGTGCTCTCCAATCGGTCCTCCTCTAGGCCAGTTCCGGCCCGACGTGCTTGACCATGATGCGGACGCCGGTCTCGTCGGCGTAGTGCTTGTGGGCG